GTCTACTCCGGCACCACTGGTGAAGATCAGTCTGTGCGTGGCTACAAGGCCCCTCCCCAGAGCACCAGCCATGACGGCAACTGCCTGCCGCCTGTGCCGCCCATCAAATACGGCAACTGAGGTGCCCAACAATCCCTTCACGCGCAGAGCCAGCCTGAAGTCTCCGCCTGCTGGCATCCGCATCACCAGACGCACCAACGTGCAGGCCGCGCTGGTGGTGAACAACAAGAACTTCACCAACCCCGAGCTGCCCAGTCCATCAGGGGGACCAGTGGCCACCTTCAACCCATCAGGTGGTGGTGGCCGTGGAGGCGATGGGGCTCAACTGAACTGACAAGCCCATGCTCTCACCGAAGCAACTGGCCTTTGCCAACCACTACTTGGATGGCAAGACCGCCACAGAGGCGCACCGTCTGGCCTACGGTGGCAATCCCAAGGATACCACAAGGTGGCGTGAGGCCCATTCTGTCCTCACCAACGTCAAGGTGCAGGCCTACATTGAGGAGAAGCGCAAGGAGCTGTCCGACCGTCACCAAGCAACCCGTGAGGACAAGCTGAAGCTGCTGAGCGGCTTCATGAAGGCTGAGGACAAACCCACCACGCACCGCATCAAGGCCATTGAGGTGCACAACGTCATGACGGGCGACAACGCCCCGCAGGAAGTCAATGTGTTCGGGCTGACCGAACTACTAACCTTGGTGCGAAAGAAGGCGTGAAGACCAGCATCACAGAGGCAGAGAAGCAGGAGATGCTTGAGCGCCTGACGGACCCGGTGTGGCGGCTCAACAACCTCTACCGGATCGTCAACAAGTTCGGACGTGAGGTGCAGTTTGTGCCCACCGCCGAACAGGCTGCCATCATCCATGCGGTCTACGTGCTCAAGCAGAAGCGGCACGCCATCCTGAAGGCCCGCCAGCTGGGTTTCTCCACGCTCATTGCCATCATGATGCTGGATGCGGTCTACTTCGGGGAGAACACCCAGGCATCCGTGGTGGACCAGACGCAGGCCCACGCCTCTGCCAAGCTGGCCAAAGTGCGCTTCGCCTATGAGAAGCTGGGGGCACTCAAGGAGCGCCTGAAGGAGGACAACAACAGCACCATCCGCTTCCCCAACGGTGGCAGCATCAATGCCGGCCTGAAGGCTCGTGGTGGCACCAACCAGTGGCTGCACATCTCAGAGTGGGGCCCGATCGCTCACGATGACCCCAGCCGCTCCGAGGAAATCAAGACGGGTGCACTTCCCACCGCAGAGCATGGCAACATCTTCGTTGAAACCACCTTCAAGGGTGGCAAGGGCGGTCACCTCTACGAGCTGCTGAAGACGGCCATGGAGACGCCCGAAGAGCACCGCACGGAGAAGGATTTCCGGTTCTGGTTCTTCCCATGGTATCTGGACAAGGGCTACACGCTGGAGGGTGACTACGCTGCCGTATCACCCACCACGCGCCAATACCTGGCCGAAAAGGAGAAGGAACTGGGCATCACCTTCACCAAGGGCCAGGCGCTGTGGTATCAGAAGACTAAGCAGGAGCAGGGCATCTTCATGCTGCGTGAGTATCCGACCACGCCCGAGGAAGCATTCAAGGCCCCCATTGATGGTGCGATCTACGGTGACGTCATCAGCGAGCTGCGGGCTAAGGGACACATCAGGCCATACGAATATGACCGTGGCTGCCCAGTGTTCGCCATCTGGGACTTGGGCTGGGCCGACTCCACCAGCATCTGGCTGGTCCAGATCATTGGCCATGACATCCACTGGATTTGGCACACCCGGCAGGAAAGGCGCACCGCTGCCGAGATGGTCAGCATTCTCGACAAGACGGGCATTGCCGTGGCTGCCCACTACCTGCCGCATGATGCAGGCTCTGCCGACGCCAAGGAGGGCAAGACTTACAAGGACGCCCTCACCAAGGCTGGTCTGGTCAACCTCGTGACCGTGCCACGCACCACAAACATCTGGGCAGGCATCAACTCCCTGCGGGACATTCTTAAACGCTCGTGGTTCTGCCTGCCTTTCACCGCACAGGGTATTGAGGCCCTCGAGGCATACCACACCAAGGACACGTCAGCTGGTGGCACGATCACCAAGGAGCCGGTGCATGACTGGTCATCGCATGACTCGGACGCAGCCCGCATCTTCGCAGAGGCCTTGGAACTGGGCCTTGTGCGCTCCGCAGCAGCCAAGGCCGTGATGAACCCAGCCCCACGCTACCCTGACGGCTCGCTCGTCAGCATTGAGACCGTGCGGCAGGTCAGACAGCGCAACCGCCAGCAAACGGCCATGTCAGGCCACAGCCCCTTCCGGTGAGCATCCCCTACTCACAGGCCTTGGCTGCGTTCAACAAGGAGCGAAAGCCCGGCATGATGAGTTTTGATGAGGTGATGGCCTGGCACTTCAACCACGGCTTTGTCTTCAGCACCCCAATCTACTTCATCATGGGCAGGCCGGTGAACAGCAAAGCCCCCGTGCAGAGCGTGCTGGATCCATCGGTGCAGTTCGAAGCAGACGACTGTGACGCATGGCATGTATGCCTTGCGGCTGGGAATCTGGAACAGGCATGGACCATCCTTCCTTGGCCTCTAGGCCTGATAGGTTTTGACAGGAAGGGTGAACTGCGCTTTTACGACATCGACCGGGTTCGACGTCTTACGAAATGAACTTCCATCATCCATTCTGGCCCAAGCACGCTTTTCTGTTCAAAGGCCCCAGCGCCCCGGCAGTCACCGCTCCTCCCGCTCCCCCGCCTTCCATGTCCCAGCTCGAGGTCACGCAGGCCAAGATTGACGCAGCTAGGCAGGCAAAGGGCCGCAAGGGCATCGGATCCACCATTGTGGCCGGTCAGCAGCCCTTGGGCGGTGCAGCCAATGGTGGCGGTGGCAACACGCTGCTGAACCAAGCGGCAGGCCAGAAGAACACGCTGCTGGGTGGCGGCTAATTTCCAACCTCAACCAACCACTACCATGGCCGATGACCTCCCTGTTGATTCTCCTGCTCCTGTTGCTCCTGCCGCTGAAGTGCCCGCAGCCCCGGTGGCCGTGGAAAGCGCACCCGTGACGGAAGCCCCTGCGGCCCCGGTTGAGACCACCGTGGAAGACCTCACCGATGAGCCCCAAATCACCGTGCTCTGCCCCGAGGTGAAGACGCTGGAACAGCAGCTGGGGGTTGATCGGGTGGACGTCTACCCGACCGCCGACCATGGCTTCAGTGTCCACATCGCCCACTACCGCATCAGTGTCAGCCTCGAGGAACTGCAAGCCTCCGGTGACATTGTGGCGATCATCCGCGAGAAGTATCAGGCGCTGCTGCCGCAGTAACCAGTGCCTGCCGTCGCTTCACAGTCGGCATCACCTTCAACCTCGCTCGCCAGCGAGACCATCGCCCGCTGGCAGGCGATGAAGTCCAACCGGAAGAATTGGGACATTCTCTGGGATGACTGCGCCCGCTACATTGCCCCCCGCAAGGGCAACATCCTGACCAAATACACGCCCGGTCAGAACCAGACCATCAACATCTATGACACCACCGCCACCGAGGCGCTGAACGTCTTTGCTGCCGGTCTGCTGTCCCACATCGTGCCGGCTGGTGAGAAGTGGTTCCGGTTCGAACCGAAGAGCAAGAACCCTTCACCGGCCCTGAAGGAGTGGCTGGATGAGGTGTCGGACATCACCATTGATGCGATCTACTCCAGCAATTTCTACCTGGCGATCCACGAGGACTTTCTTGATGCCGGCCAGTTCTGCTCCAGCTGCCTGCTCATCGAAGAGGGAAAGAAATTCAAGCTGAACTACATCAACGTGCCCGTGGGCACCTTCGCCATTGATGAGGACAGTGAGGGCATGGTGGACACCGTTGCCCGTGAGTGGAAGTGGTCAGCCCGTCAGGCCCAGCAGAAATGGGGCACCGAGGCGCTTGGCCGCATGGTGCAGGAAGCCCTGCGCAGCAACATCCCTTCGGATTCGAACAAGCTTTTCACGTTCATCCACTTTGTAGAACCCCGTCAGGACGCCCATTACAAGGGTGGCCCCGCTGCCCCGTGGATGCGGCCCTATAGGTCCATCTACGTGTGCGTGGAAGACCAGCACGTGATTGCCCAGAACGGCATGGAGGAAGGCGGCTACTACGAGATGCCCTATCCGGTCAGCCGGCTGCTGCGCTCTAACAACGAAATCTATGGACGGGGGCCGGGCATCGACACGCTGCCGGAGATCAAGCTGGTGAACGCCATGGAGCGCGACCTGTTGACCGGCGTGGAGAAGATGGTGAACCCGCCGTGGCTGATGCCCGATGACACCAGCTACCTGCCCGACAATCGCCCCAACGGCATCACCTACTGGGACACGGGCACCGGCACGCTTGGCAAGCCAGAGCAGATGGAGCTGAAGAACCGCATCGACCTGGGCGAGCAGAAGACGGAGCAGAAGCGCACCCGCATCAAGCAGGCCTTCTACAACCCGATGTTCCAGATGCTCTCCAACATGGAGGAGCAGAAGCGGGAGAAGACGGCCTACGAGGTGCAGCAGATGGTGGCGGAGAAACTGAACCTGTTCAGCCCGCTGTTCGCCCGCATGGTGGTGGAGAAGCTGACGCCCATCTTGGAGCGCACCTTTGGAATTCTCGCCCGTGGTGGTGCCTATCCTGCGATTCCGGCTGACCTTGAGCATGACGGAGAATACGAGATCGTCTACACCTCCAAAATCGCCCTGGCCATCAAGGCTGCCGAGAATCAGGCGTTCGCCACGATGGTGCAGATCATCGAACAGATTGCCCCGCTGGATCCGTCCGTGGTCAACATGTTCCGGTGGCGTGACGGTCTCCGCCGTCTGGCCCGCAACGTGGGTATGCCGGCCAAGCTGCTCAACGATGACCGCACCGTGGACCAGATGACGGCTGACCAGCAGAAGGCGGCAGCGGCCCAGCAGCAGGCACAGACTGCCGAGTTGATGACCCGCAGCGCAAAGAATCTTGGGCCCCAAGCCCAGCAACAGGCAACCGAACGGCTTCCCCAGGCTGCGGCTGCCATGAGATAAGCCCCCAATGAAATCACCGAATGAACAAGCCGATACTCGAACGTGTTCTTGCAGTTAAAGCCCACCTTGATGCTCAAGACCTGAAGCCGGTCAGCATCGAACTCGGTAAGGTCTGTCTGGCTGCTCTGGTGGCAGACTGCCGGGCTCTGGATGGTGACCAAGCCGTGGACCAACTCCTTGGCATGAAGGTGGAGATTGTTCCTGACTTCGTGGTGCGCGATGAGAAGGGCCAGACCTACACGGTATGAGCACCGAACCTTTCAGCGGCTCACTCACCGAGCAGGCCCAAAAGAAGGCCGATGACACGGCCCAGCTGGTGCGGGCCTACAAGCGCCTGTTCGCCCGGGAAGACGGGCAGCGTGTGCTGGCTGACCTTCAGACCCGCTATGGCTGGCACAAGCCCACAGCGACCACAGGCACCAGCACGGATGAGATCGTGCGCCGTGAGTGCATGAAGCACCCGCTCTATCACATCCAGGCCATGTTGGACTTTCAGTTCAGGAAACCAGCCAAACCCAAGAAGGCTGCCAGCAACACATCACCGACATGAAAAGACGCATCAAACGAAAGCACCGCACCACCAACCCGAAGAAGATGACCAAGGCGCAACTGCTGCGCCTGCTCCGCAAGGCCATGAAGCTGGCCGCATCACTGGAGCGTCAGGTGGATACTGTCACCAAGCAGATGCGGGACACTGTGCGGGTGAACGGCCACAATGCCGGATCACACCGGGCTAGTGAGGTGGCGTTCCTACGGCTGAACCGGGAGGCCGAAGAGCTGCGCAACCAGAACCGCCAGCTGCGTGACTCCAAGCTCAAGGAGCTGCCTCCTGCTATTTCGGTGACTCGTGACCCCACGCAGTTCCCCGAGGACTACAAGGCTCCGGCTGATGACACCAAGGTACCGCTGCCGGCGCTCTACATCCCGCCCCGCATCGACGTCACGCAACCCCTCGAAAAACAACTGCTCCAGCTGAACGTCACGATTCCCCGTGAAAAAGTGCTGGCTGAACTCCGCTGATTTATGCCCAACCCATCCACCGAATCCAAGAAAGACGACATTCCCGAGGTGCCACCGTCCGTGGCCGCTCGTAAGCCCGTGGCTCTCACGCAGACCGCTGCCGAATCACTCGGCACCAAGACCTATCGCAGTGAACAGGAAGACGCGCCTGCCGTCGCTGTGGTGGCAAAGGCCCCCAAGGGCAAGAAGCCGACCAAGGTGACTGCCAAGGCTGTTGTGGTGGCGAAGGCTCCCAAGGGCTTTAAGCCCTCGCCTGAGCCCCTGAAGGGTCTGACGGCTGCACAGGTCAACGAGGTGCGGGCCCGCAGCTATCCTGACGCCCCTGACATGGACCCTATGCTGGGTGATCAGACGCCGGCCTTCAAAGCCTGGCTGCTCAAGAACCACCCGCGTGACCACGAAATCCGCTACTACGCCCGCTGAACATCAACCCAACCACTTCGACCATGAAAAACAACTTCCTCAAATTCCTGTTCTGCTTCGCCATGTCCTCCTTCATGCCCGCTGATGGAGGGGGTGGAGGTGATGGCGGCACGGGTGGTGATGCTGGTGCTGGTGCTGGTGGCACTGGTGGCGACGGCAAGGGCGGTGCTGCTGGCGATGCAGGCAAGGGTGCGGCTGGTGGTGATGCCGGTGGCGCTGGTGGCCAGCAGCAGCAGCAGCAGACCAGCTCAGACTTCCGCTCCGTGCTGGATGACAAGGGCCAGTTCAAGCCCGACTGGCACAAGACGCTGGGCCTGCCCGACACGCTCAAGAAGTTCACCAGCCCCGAGGCCTTCGCCAAGAGCTACGTGGCGCTGGAGCGCATGAACGGCAACCAGAACAAGATCGCGGTGCCTGGCCCTGATGCCACGCCCGAAGAGCGCAACGCCTTCTACGAAAAGCTTGGCCGTCCTGCCACGCCCAAGGACTACGGCATCACCAAGCCGGAGAAGCTGGGTGACAAGCCCCTGCCGGAAGGCCTGTGGGATCAGACCCGGGCTGACGGCTTCACCAAGCTGGCCCATGAGCTGGGTCTGTCCAAGGAGCAGGCTGCCAAGCTGGCTGCCTTCGACCTCGAGAACGGTGCCCAGACCTTCACCAAGCTCACCGAAATGCAGCAGCAGGCACAGGCGGCAGCTGAGAAGGCCCTGAAGGCGGAGTTCGGTGCCAGCTACCCAGAGAAGATGGCGCTGGCCAAGAAGGGTGCGCTGCAAGCTGGCGGTGAGGCGCTGGCCAACCACCCGGCACTGGGCAATGATCCGGTGTTCATCAAGGCCATGGTAAAGGTGGCAGAGATGACGGGTGAAGATCGTGCTGCCGGTGCCCGTGGCTCGCAACCGGCCAAGCCCAACGCCAAGGAGCGCCTAACGGAGCTTCGGACTATCATGACCACGAAGGGCTACAAGAACACGGATCCTCGCCACGCTGGCTTCATGTCGGAAATCAAGCAGCTCACCTCCACCGAAGGCTGACCAATTCCCCGGCCCAGTAAGCCGGGGGTTTCAAAACCATGAACATCAGAGCCAAGATGGAAGTCCGTTCGGTCACCAGCTCCACCTACTGCGATAAGGTGGAACTCAGCCCTGTCTGCGGTGGGCCAGGCTACAGCAAGGAGGACAACTCCTTTGCTTCGGCCACCCCCGGAGGCAAGCTGGAGCTGACGATCGACAACCCCGCGCTCAAGGGTGTGATTAAGCCCGGGCAGGTCTACTACGTGGATCTGTCGGTGGTGCCGCCCCCGACGCCCGCGCAACCCTGAGCGATAACAGGTAGCCACAACGCCTGACGGCGCGAGCCCCGGTGGACCCGCAAGGGAAGTCGGGGCCTTTTTATGCCCACCGATTGCGGCCATTCCTGACCACGTAGGAGCGTTTTGATGGACCGGGGGCTATCTCGCTACCCCTTTTTGCTTGTCTTGGCCTACATGCCAGCCCTATGCCTACCAACGTAGAGCGCACTGGACAACCTGCCTGGCAGGCCCTGAAAGCGGCCACCTTAACGGTAGCGCCCCACTTCGGGAGAACGCAGCAATGCCGTGATGAAACCTCAAGTTTCTCACTCACATGTCTGTCCAGATTACCACGGCGATGGTGGAACAATATTCCGCCAACGTCGAATTTCTCGCCCAGCAGATGAACTCCCGGTTCACCGGGAAAGTCCGCATGGAAGCGCAGCACGGCAAATCTCGCTTCTACGAGCAGATTGGTGCCACCGCTGCTGTGAAGATCACGGCCCGTCACGAAGACACGCCGCGCATCGACACCAACCACCAGCGCCGCGCCACCTACCTCAACCAGTATGTGTGGTCGGACCTCATCGACCACCTCGACAACGTTGACATCCTCATCGACCCGACGAGCGCCTATGCGCAGAACGCGGCGATGGCGTTCAACCGCGCCAAGGATGACGAGGTGATTTCGGCTGCCACCGGCACCGCCTACGCCGACACCGGCACGGGCAACGGCACGGTCTCCGCCGTCTCGTTCCTCGCTGCGAATGTCATCCCGGTGAACTACATCTCGGGCGGCACCGGCTCCAACTCCGGCCTCACCCTCGCCAAGCTCGTGCAGGGCAAGTCCCTCCTGTCCGCTGCGGAATACCCGGAGGGCTCCAAGCTCTACTGGGCCTACCGTCAGCGCCAGCTGGACAACCTCCTGCTCAACGTCAGCCAGGTCTCCGACATTCACACGTCGCAGGTCAAGGCCCTCGTTGCCGGCGAGACCAACATGTTCATGGGCTTCGAGTTTGTCCGCTCCCAGCGGCTGGCCGTCGCCTCGAACATCGCCACCAACTTCGGTTGGGTGGAAAGCGGCCTGCTCTTGGCGGTCGGTTCTGACGCCCGTGGGCGTGTCAGCGAACGCGCTGACAAGAACTACGCCACCCAGGTCTTCATGGACATGAGCATCGGTGCCACGCGGATGCAGGAGGCCTACGTGGTCTCGTGCGCCTGCGACGAAACCGCCGCCTAAGCCATAACCCTCAACTAAGGAGTCTCTACCATGGCTACGCGCAATTCCACCATCTACCAGAGCCAGATCGGCACTGGTGGTCAGTCGCTCAATGTCGGCACGTCGCTTGAACGCGATGTCGCGGGCAAGGAGCGGGTGGCCATCGTGTCCTACACGGCGCTGGGCACCGAGGTCACCAACGACCTCGTGAACCTCGTGAAGCTCCCGCCTGGCGCAAAGCTGCTCCCCCAGAAATCGTCCTACCTGACCACGGCCACCGTGGGCACGGGTGTCACGGTTCGCATCGGGGATCAGACCACCGCCAACCGCTGGAGCGGCACCATCGACATCTCGGCGGGCGGGTATTTCCCGTTCACCAACACGCTCGGCACCGAACTGGCCCCTGTGGCTGTCGTCGGCACCACGGCGTCTGCGGATGACGTTGTGACGCTGAAGTTCGTGGCGATCACCGCTATCACGGCGGGCAAGGTCATCACGGCCATCATCACCTACGTCCTGCCGTAACGAAACAATCACGCAGGTGTTCGGTGACGCCTGCGTTTGGGGAGGGGCCGGCAGTGGGAGCAATCTCGCTCCGGCCCTTTTCTCTTTCCTCACCGACCCAATTTCATGGCCTCACTCGTAGACATCGCCAACAACGCCCTCGCTGAGGTGGGCCAGCAGGTGGTCATTGCCTCGCTGGATGACAACAACGTGTCGGCCAGGCTCTGCAAGCAGAGCATCTACCCGGCCATTCAGGAAGTGCTCAGGGCGGGCAAGTGGAAGCCGGCCCGCAAGGACGCAACGCTAGTGCAGCTGACGGAGACGCCTGCCTTCGGGTGGGCCTACAAATACCAGCTGCCGCCTGACTATCTGCGGATGGTCACCTTCAACGACACGGACCCGGAAGACCCGCGCCTTGAGCTGTTCGAGATCCGGGGCAAGCAGCTCTTCACCGATGAGGTTATTGCCCAGATCGTCTACGTGGCGGACCTGACTTACGCCGGCAATGACATCAACATCACGGATCCAATCCTGACTGACCTCTTCGGCCAGTCGCTGGCCATCAAGATTGCTTGGCCCTTGCAGCAATCCAAGACCCTGAAGCAGAGCCTGGAGGCGGACTTTGAAAAGCAACTGCGTCGGGCACTGGCCGCTGACGCCCGGGAGGAGCGTGCTGGCCTCCCCAACCGCCTGAATGACTCCGAATGGCTGCGGGCCCGGGTGGGCAGCACCAACGGCTGACGCACCATGGCGATCCGCAAAGGCCTCAACAACTTCACGGGCGGGGAAATCACCCCGTATCTTGATGCGCGGATTGACCTTCAGAAATACGACACCAGCTGCCGGCAGATGGAAAACTTCCGGCCCATCCCGTGGGGCGGGGCAGCCTATCGGGCAGGCACGGTCTACGTGGCCACGGCCAAAAACGCGGGGAAGAAGTGCCGGCTGATTCCATTCACCTACAGCACCACGGTGACCTACATGCTGGAGTTCGGTGACACCTACGTGCGGTTCTACAAGAACAAGGCGGTCATCGGTGCGCCCTACGAGATCAGTTCGCCCTACCTCGAGGCGGACCTGTTCCAGATTCAGTTCAAACAGATCAACGACGTCATGTATTTGGTGCACCCGTCCTACCCGGTGCAGAAGCTGACGCGCCTGGCTGATGCCAGCTGGACACTGGCGGATGTCAGCTGGACCTATCCGGCCCTGTTGGACCAGAACCTTGGCACCGTCACCATCACGCCCAGTGGCAACACCGGGGCCATCACGATCACGGCCAGCAGTTCCATTTTCAACTCACAGCACGTGGGGGCCTACTTCGAACTGGCCTACAAGCGCGACGGCTCGAGCATCACGCAGGACATCTCAGGCGGCAGCGGCACCAGTTCCACCATCCAGATCAAGGGTGACTGGACCATTGTGACGTCCAACTACTGGTGGGGTAAGATCAAGGTGCAGCGCAGCCTTGATGGCGGCTCCACGTGGGAGACCATCCGCGAGTTCATCAGCCAGTCAGACCGCAATGTGAACGGCTCAGGCACGGAGCTGGTGGACTGCCTGCTGCGCATGGACTGGACTTCCTCGGGCAGCCCGTTTGCCACCCCGCCGTGGACTGGCACGCCCCCAGCCAACTACGTGAAGGCCCAGACCAAGCTGGAAAGCTCGCAGGTTTTCGTCACGGGTCTGGTGAAGGTGACAGGCTACACCAGCGGCATGGTGCTGAGCGCCACGGTGGTTGGTTCGAACCTGCCGGCAGTCACGGCCACCACCTACTGGTCTGAGGGTGCGTGGTCGCCCTACCGGGGTTACCCGCGAGCGATCGGCCTCTATGAGCAGCGCGTGCTTTACGCCGGCACCACCTACCAGCCCAACACGGTGTGGGGTTCGGTGACGGCTGATTTCGAGAACATCGAATACAACGACACCGATGACGCAGCCTTGGCCTTCCAGATGGCTGATGCGGAGCAGAACCCGGTGCAGTGGCTGGCACCTCTCCAGCGCATCCATGTGGGCACCACGGCAGCGGAGCACGTCATGCAGTCTGGCAACACGGATGAGCCGCTGACGCCGGCCAACGTGACCGTGCGGACGCAGACCAGCTATGGCAGCGAACCCATCCCCTCCCTGCGGGTGGACAACGGCATCATCTTCGTGCAGCGGCAGGGCCGGCGCATCCGTGAGCTGCGGGAGGCCAGCGCCTACGCAAACCCCGGTGACCAAGTGGACCCTGACCTGACGTTGCTGGCGGAGCACATCACGGAGGGCGGCATCTCGCAGATGGACTACGCCAGGCTGCCTGACCCGCTGGTGTTCACGATCCGGGCTGACGGCGTGATGCCGGTAATGACCTACAACCGGGAGCAGAACATCACGGCATGGGCCCGCTACACCACGCAGGGCAACTTTGAGAGCGTGGCCTGCATCTACGGCACGCCCTCAGATGAGGTCTGGGTGGTGGTCAAGCGCACCATCAACGGCAACACGGTGCGTTTCATTGAGGTGTTCGAACCGGAGAAGGCCGACAAGACCAACGGCGTGTATCTGGACGCCTGCCTCAAGCGGGATTCCGGTGGCCCAACAACCGGCGTGACGGTGGCTCACCTGCCGCTCACCACGGCCAACGTGGTGGCCGATGGCATTCTTTACCCGAACCTCACAAGCGACGGATCGGGCAATTTCTTTCTGCCTTCTGGCACGGCAACAATCTGGCGCATCGGCCTTCCCTACAACGGCACGCTCCAGCCCATGAAAGTGGACATGGTGCTGGCCAACGGGACCAGCCAGGGCAAACCCCGCCGCGCCAGTGAAGTCACGGTGCGCTTCAGGAGCACACTGGGTGTGAAGTATGGTTACACCACTGATGACCTCATGGACTTCGATTTCCGAAGCCTGACCGGCCTGATGGACACCACGCCCGACTTGTTCACGGGTGACAAGCAGGTGGCGTGGCCTGGCATCAACGACACTGACGCCAGCATCATCATCCGGCAGGACGCGCCTTTCCCGGCCACCATCCTTGGCATCTTCCCGAAGCTGGAGGTGTTCGGTGATTGACACGCGCCTTTACTCCCCCGGTGACTTTCCGACCATCAGCCCGTGGTTCACCGGCCATGGTGGCAGTCCGGTGCCTGAAAAGATTCTCCCCAAGTGCGGGGTGGTGGCCGTGCTCAATGGCCAGCCGGTGGCAGCGGTCTGGCTCTACATGGACAACAGCGTGGGCGTGGCGTGGCTCGCCTGGCTGGTCACCAGCCCCGAGCTGCCCCTATTCACCGCAGAAGAAGCCCTGCGGGTGCTGCTGGGTGCGGCTGAGGCCGTGGCCAAGAGCCTCGATTACGGATTGCTGTTCACGATGACCAACAAGCCGGCGCTGGGCCGATGGTTCAAGGGCCATGGGTTCGCCCCCAATGACAGCGGCTCAACGCAATACTTCAAACCACTCTAACCATGGGCATGGATCCAGTCAGTTGGGCAATCATCGCAGCCAGCGTCTCCGCAATCGGTGCCGGCGCATCCGCCTACTCGCAGTATGAGACGGGCAAGGCCACGCAGCGCCTGAACGAATACAACGCCCAGATTGCTGACCAGAACGCCCAAGTGGCAGCGCGGGATGCCAACATTCAGGCCAACCAGATTCGTGACCGGAACCGGCGCATTGAGGCCAGCCAGCGGGCAGCCTTCGCCGCCTCGGGTGTGGTCGGTGAGACCGGATCACCCCTGATGGTGCAGGTGAAGCAGGCCGCCTATTTGGAGATGGGTGCGCTGGAGACGGAGCGCCAAGGCAACATTGAGGCCGGCAAGCAGCGCCAGCAGGCCGTCATTGACCGCATGAGCGGCAAGATCGCGGCCCAGTCTGGTGCGATGAATGCCGGAGCCACCCTGCTTCAGGGCGCGGGCAACGCTGCCGGTGCCTACGCCAAAATCAAAGGATTCTGACCATGCCCCGCATTCCAGTAATTCAACCGCCAGTCACCGGCCCCAGCCAACCTGCCACCGTCCGGGTTGACCCGAACATGGTTGCCCGTCTCGGTGCGGCAGGTGACCGCATGGGTGACGCGGTGGCCTCGGCGGGTGACATGGGCCTGAACCTCGCCATGCGCGTGAAGCACGCCACGGACAGCGCCTACGTGGTCGGATCGGTGGCGAGCCTCAACAAGGCCAATCAGGACTTCCACACGTGGACAGAGACCAACCCGGACACCAGCACGTGGCAATCCGAGTTCGACCGGCGCATGTCTGATGCCAAGTCGGACGTGCTCAAGGGTTCGGCCAACCTTGGCCAGCAAGCCAAGATCGAACTGAACAGCCACATTGACGTGTGGCAGAAGGAGACCCAGGCGGGCTACGGCCACCTGTCCACGGCCCAGAACCTGAAGAACGCAGCTGGCACCTTCACGGACGCCATCAACTTTGCAGCCCAGAACCTTGACACCCACGGCGCACACTCGGCCATTGATACGGCGGTGGCCAGTGGCGTGTTCTCCCCCGCAGCCGGGGCCAGCAAGAAGAAGCAGGTGGGTGCCACCATCGCCTTCAACGTGGCGAGCAACGAGATTGCCGACTACGCCAAGGGCTTCGCGGAGACCATCAACGACAAGGATGAGAACGGGAACTACGTGAACCACCCCGAGCTGGCCCCGAAGGCCCGGGAAATCCTGTTCAAGTCGGCGGTCAAGACGGCAGCGGACAACCGCACGCTCCAGCTCGAGAAGTGGCGGCAGCAGGCAGCTGACGTGCAGAGCGGTGCCGCTGAACCGCCTGATATGGACGATGTGAAGACCATTGCTGACCACCTCGGCATTGACCCGAAGGTGGCGGAGAAAGTCTTTGTCCCGCCCACCCAGTTCAACGCGGACGGTTTCACCAAGGTGTCCGGTGCGATCGCTTCGGCGGACGTCAACGACTTGGCCAACCCGAACAGCCCGACCAAGGCCCACCTGCTGGAACAGGTCTACGCGGCCCACCTGCCGGCGCACGCTCAGGAGGAGTTGTTCAAGATGATCGAAAAGAAGGCTGACCCGAAGAGCGCCGTGAACAGCCCGGTGGCCAAGGAGGCTTTCGAGATCAACGCCCAGAACTTCAAGCTGGGTCTCTACGGCAAGTATGAGACGCATGTGAAGAACCCGAAGACGGGGGAAGTCACCACCGTGGTGAACAAGGCCGTGCTCGAGCAGGCCCAGCAGACACAGGCCAAGATCACCGATGCGGTCATGGCCTACATGGACAAGAATCCCAACGCCACGCATGAGGACGTGGCAAAGTTCGTTGCCACCGTGGGCAAGAAGCCAGCCACCAAGGCCGGTGCGGCTCTCTTCAAGTTCAACCCATGAGCGTTGACGCCGCACAGAAGGCCATTCCCGTCCCCACGCAGCCTGTGCCTCAGCCGGTTGAACAGCTGGCTGCCCAGCACAACCACTTTGAAGGCCTCTACGCCGGTTTGGACAAGGTTGACGAACAGCTCTCCCCTGAGAATCGGGACCAGCTGACCGCCCTGACCGGGCTGGACACGGATCCACAGGAGGCCAAGGCCCGCATGGTGAACATGGCCTACCTGAAGGCCAACAACCCCCAGCTGGATGAGGACGCGCTGAATGACAACTGGGAGACGGCCAAGGTGCAGTATGCCCACCAAGCGCTGGGGCTGGATAAGGCCGAAATCTCGGACAAGGAACTCTACGCCGGCATCTCCGGCAAGATGGCCAAAGCCAAGGATGAGCGGGTGCTGATGGGTGAAGGCCTCGGCAAGCTGTTCGATGCCTTCAGGGCGGGCGGAGACAACATGAAGCAGGCCTTCACCAGCACACTGGCTGAAATGAAGGGCAAGCCGGGTTACGATCCGGCCCGGTTGGACGTCTATCGGCACCTGGCTGAATCGCAGTGGCAGCACTGGGAGGACGCCGGCCAGCACTACCCGGCAGCCGTGCAGGCTATCAGCCAATACTTTCAGGCCTACCACGGCAATACGGGCACCGAGGAACAGCAGCTGGAGGCCCGTCAGGCTGCCATCCATGCCCTGAATTCAGTGCCGACAGACCAACAGGACGCCATCCTTGGGCTGGCCATGCGCAAGCCCGGGAAGGCCGAAGACGCTGGCGGCATGGAGAAGGCTGCTGGACGGCTGGAGGCTGGCATTGGTCAGTTCGGCTCAGATGCGGCCCGTAGCCTGTCTGACCTCGTGACAGGCCAGCAGGCGGGTCTGGGTGGCATACTGGCCAGCCAAGCAGGCCGTCAGGGGGAACGAAAACTGGACGCTGCGGTTCAGGGGGGCGGTCTTGACCCCTACAAGGGCTCAAACTGGCTGAGCGAGGCCGCGCTGGGGGCAGCTGAGGGCTTGCCGCGCATGTTGGCCATGTTCCACCCGGCTGGCATTGTCGCCAACGTGGGGGCCTTCGCGGAGGAGTCCCGGGGCCACTTTGAGGACGCCGGCATTGATCCGGCCAAGGCCAACGGGCTGGGGCTGGCGGCTGCCATTCCGCTTACCGCCCTTCAGATGGTCACCAGCAAGACCGTGGTGGGCGAAGGGGCCACGGCTGGAATGGAAGCCTGGATGCTGCGCAACATCACCGGCCAGACCGGAGCTGCGCTGGCGAAGGGCTACGCCAAGAACATGCTGGCGGCTGGAGCTGAGTCCACGGCGCTGCTCTACGGCATGACGGTGGGTCAGCAGCTGACTGAACCGGCCATTCAGAGCCTTGGGCATTTGCTTGACGGAACCATTCCCGGGGTGAAGTGGACGGGGGCTGACGGCGAGTTGATGAAGGTGGCAAACGCCACCCCGAACACGCTGGCCAGTCTGGTGCCGCTCATCGCGCTGGGGGCTGGCATGGCCAACCTGCGGACGCGGGGCCAGGCGCTGGACCTCGCCACCATCCAGAACAAGGCGGCGCTGGAGGCCCTTGGCTTCAATGAGGCCCACATCACGAACATCATGGCGGCAAAGACGCCCGAGGACGCGGCCAACATCATGCAGGCGGCTTGGAATGAGCGGGTGGTGAACCAGCAGGCCGTGCAGGAGCTGAACAAGCAGATGGACTCCATGGCCAACGAGGGTGGCCGAGTCGGGCTGGCTGAGGACAGCGGCTACACGGTCAAGGATGGTGACGGCAACCCCATCGGCCAGACCGGCAGCGCGGAGATGGCAGCCAAGGTGGCCAGCGAGGACAGCGGCAAGAAGCCGGTGTCACTGGATGACTCCAGCCATGCGGTGGGCATTGTTGCTGGTGGTGGCCAGATCGGGGCACTGCTCAACGCCCACCTTGCCAGCATGAAGGCTCTGGTGCGCGAAATCGGGGAGCTTCCCCAGTTCAAGGGCTTCAAAGAGGTGCTGAACAAGTGGACCGGGGACACGCAGCTTGGCATCATGCGCACGGCTGAGGACGTGGGCAACGTGGTCAGGAGTCTGCCCGATGCCTTGACGCGCCGTGCGGTGGGCCGCTGGCTGGATGCTGGCGGTGACCGCACCAAGCTGGAAGGCTGGCGTGACTCCTCCAGTAAGCTGGAGTCCAAGAAGGAGTATGAGACGGCGCTGAACCTGACGCCCGACCAGCTCAAGCTGGCTGAGGGCATCCAGCAGTGGTTCAAGGGCCGCTTTGAGAAGGCTGTGCAGTCGGGCGTGATGGATGAGGCCCAGTTCCGCAGCAACTACCTCACGCAACTCATTGAGCGTCCCTTTGTGCAGGGCGGTGAGAATTCCAAGTTTGGGCAGCAGCTGAACAAGAACTTCAAGTTCTCCAAGCAGCGCGTCTTCCCGAACCTCTTTGACCTCGAGCAGGCCGGCTTCAGCGCCAAGACCACGGACGTGGCGGAGATCATGGCCCGCTATGACTCGGCGCTCAACAAGGCCATCCTCACGCGCCAGCTCGTGAAAGACCTGCTGGCCACCAAAAATGAACAGGGTGAGGCCTTGGCGGTGCCGCTGAAGGGCACGTTGCGGGAAGGCGAGGGAGCCGAACCCAACTTCATCAGCAATCCCCGGCAGACGGTGGTGGATCCACTGGAAAAGCAGATTGAGGGACTGAAGCAGGAAGCACAGGGCCTGAAGGACACCATCAGCAACAGCACGGACCTCAAGGAGCGCCTGGCTGCATCCGACCGCCTGCGGGAGATTCGTGACGAGGTGAAAGACCTTGAGAGCCAGCAGAGCCCCGAGGACGCCAAGCTCTACAAGTCCATTGACCACCCGGCGCTGCGGAAGTGGTGGTGGATGGGCAAGGATCAGGCCACCGGCAAGGACACCTTCATGGAGGGAGACATTGGCCTGCATCCCGACATCAAGACTCACCTTGAGAACGCGCTGGGCACCTCTGGGCTTCGGCGGTGGTATGACTCTGAGGGCAACATGATGAGCAGCGTGCCCAAGCGCGTAGTGAAGGCGCTGGACATGTCCAACGGCTTCCTGAAGCGCAACCTGCTCGGTGGCCTGTCGCTGTTCCATGCGGTGCACGAATACAAGCGGGCCCTCGGAAACCGGGTGGCGGTCAATCCTTTCGACCTGCCCGAGATCAAGCCCGATGACCCCCGCGTGCAGTTGCAGGTGCGCACTGGCCTCATGCTGGCCACCCCGCATGACGTCACCAACCTCTACAGCCACCAGACCGGCCTGGGTGAGTCGGGCAGCCTCGTGGACCATGTGCCGGGCATCGGCAAGCTGTCCAAGGCGGTCAGCGAATACACCTTTCAGAAGCTCATCCCGGGGCTGAAGTCCGCCGTCTGGAACCACGTCTACGAGCGCAACCTTGAGACCTTCAAGGACGCCATTGCGAAGGGAGACGCCACCAAGGAGCAGGTGGCCTACGTCACCAGCAACCAGATCAACGCCCGCTTCGGCCACCAAAACCTTGCGGACCTCGGGCGCAACCCGACAGTGCAGCACCTGCTTCAGATTGGCACGCTGGCCCCGGACTTCTGGGAATCCAACCTGCGCAACTACGGGCAGGACATGAAGGGGCTGGTCGGGGCCAAGATAGGCCGTGAACCGGCAATCGCTCTGGCCACTACAGCGGCAGTCCTGTGGACCACCAGCCGGCTGCTGAACAAGGCGCTGGATGATGACTGGCACTTTGAAGAACCGTTCGGCGTCATCGCGGACGGTCGCACCTACACCATGCGCAACGAGGTGGAAGACTTGGTGCGCATGTGGAAGAACAACCGTGGCTACATCATGGGCCGGCTCTCACCCAGCACGCAGGCTGTTGAAGAGTGGCTGTCCAACCGCAACTGGCGGGGTGAGAAGATCGACAGCACCGAGGTGTTCAAGAACTGGGTCTCCAAGGTGTTTCCGATGTCTCTGCGCTTCCTGCCAGGCATCAAGCAGGCCACGGATGCACTGGAGACGGGTGGTGGTCGCACGGTCAACGTGTGGCAGCAGTTCCTTGGGAGCATCGGCGTGCAGGTCGCCCGGCACTCCCCGCTGAACGCGGC